GCATGATTTGTTATTGCCATGGCAGCCCAAGAGGATAACATCCCCATTGGCTGTCCTACAGCATAACGCAACTGTCCTCCCGGATAGTGGAATTCTCTGTCCACTAAAAGGGTCTTCCAAAGTGTACTTAGATTTCCAGGTAGAAGGTTTTCCAAGACCTTCACCTGAAGATCAACTGGCATCCTATCTGTTGCGGCCCTAAGGTCGTAGCAGTTAAGTGCATCTGTTTTGGTGAATTTTCTCTCCCTCTTCGCAAGTCGAGGATGTGAAAACGTTCCATCACAGGGAAATCTCTTCAAGACTCCCATAAGGTAGTCATGAATAGGTTTCAGTACAGTTTGGGTCCAAATGTCTGGTATGCAGATTACGCGAGTCTTCCCACCTCCTTCTTGAAGGAAGTGAAGACGACCCGTCATATCTGTATACTTTTCTTCTGGATTCCGTAAGGAAAGAGATTCAAGAAAGAGTGATTCCCATTGGTTATAGGCTTCATCAGTGAAAACTGATTTAGCTATTAACTTTTGAGTCTCATGAATTCCTGAATCATGACAGGCTATGGCATCCAATACACTTGTATATCCAATTGCATTAGGCCCTTGGGCTGAAGCTTTTGGAGTTACAAATATTGGATTACGGGCCGAATTTAATTCGAATGGTGTAATCTTCCGGGCTTTAAGGAAGTCCTTAAAGTGGAAGGCTATATCATCGATTAATTCGACGTATCTTACTGTCTGAGACATAGGATTCACTCGAGTTATGGTGGAAACATCATAACTGACGGGGGCTTTTAACGTTTTGTAAACATTGCAAATCGTAAGAAGGCCTTGTCTGAATCTAATGTCTTTCATAAGCTGCGACATAGGTTTCTTAATTCCCTTGATCAGGAAACTAGGATAACCATCTCGCATCTTCGCCCAGAATAATTTCTGGGAGAAGGTTGTCTCTTGATCCATACAGCTTTGCTGCATGAACCGCAAGAGCTCCTTATGAAAAATAATTGTCTGATTAACGCCATGGTTACTAATCATAGCTGTGATGTTTTTTAGATAATTATCACAAATAGTAAGAAGGGCTTGATCTTTATAAATTGAACGAAAGTTTTGTTTATAAAATAAAAGTTCTCTTTTCATTTTCATAATCATTTGATTGTGATCTTGAAAGTACGCTTTCCCAAACTCGTAAGAATTTGGTGCCGAGGACCCCACCAAGGGATCAATCCTGGTGGACACATGTTTGTGCGAAAGC